CGTTTACATAGCTCCTTGCTAGATTACCAACGTCTTTAATTGGTGATAAACTTGGATGCTCCCTTAATTCTTCTGGTATCATTTCAATGAAACTGTTACCAGACCCACCTTGTGCAACTTCAGCAGGTGTTTCCATAACTGAAGGCTGTACTGGTTCGGCTACCTGTTCAGCAACTTGTTCTGACATATTTACTCCTCTTTTAACATATTATAAATGTGTAGTATGACTGCCCTTTTACCTTCTTCAAAGGCTGTAGCATTGGCATCTCCAGCTACATAACTTGAAGCACGCCAGTTACAGCGTAACTCCAAATCCTCCAAAACTTTCTTTCCAGCATTGTCTTCAAATGTATCTTTATACATAACCTTAAGCTGTGCTATCTGGTCATTCATTTGCACCCACCATTCTTACAGCTTGTGCAGCCTGACCTACAGTAGCAACATCTTCTTGCTCCATTTGTCTTTCCATCTGTTCTTGCTGCATCATTGCACGCTGTTCTCTTTCTTCATCAACGGCTGACTGTGACTTCAGAACTTTCTTAGGAACACCTAGAGCTTCAGTTAGATAAGTTACCAATCCATCAGGATCAATGTGATCTCCAACAGGCAATGTTTGTGACAATGGCATCAATATCTCTAAGGCTCTCATTACACCATTAACAGAACTAGACTTCTGTGCCCTAGCTAGTGGTGATACATATTCAATATCAATATCCATTCCCTGCAATACCTCTGGTGGTACTGCAAGCATATCAGCACGCAGCATCAAAGCAAACGCCCTGTCTATCAAAGGTCTTAGCATTTCATTCATTAACCTACCAAGAACAGGACCAATAACTCTCATTCTTTCTTCCTGTCTTTGTATTACTTCTGTGGCTGTCATGTTTGGCTGATTGCCACTTAAAAGTTGGTCAACGAAGAACGCTGTACGGATTGCTGCCCTTCGTTGTTCTTCCATATTCAATCCAATAGGTATGTTAGCACCTGTTTGTAATGGTGTAATCGTATCCCTAGAACCTGATCTGTAAAAGTTGAGACCCCCAGGTTGGGTTCTTATAGGGAGCAAAAACCCATCATCAGGCACTAATAGTGGAGGATCTATCATTTTTTGTGCTGCTTGTATGATTGTTTTAGACATAAGATTTATCATCTTAACATCTGGCAACGCAACCATTGCTGGAGATCTCCCCATCACTTCTCCAGTTGCCTTCAAGAAGCGTGGTACAACGTAAGGTAGTTCTTGGAAACCACTCTCTGCCAAAATCATCTTTGTCTCCATGCAGATATACATAGATGCGTATGGCATATTCTTATTATTTTGTTTTGTTGGATCTCTATCTTTTCTTGGCATAACCACATGAAGTATCTCTACATTCTCATCTGGCTTCTTTTCAAATGTCCTAGCAATAAACGCACCTACGTTATCAATACCAAATCTTTGTACAGCTTGCCTTGCAGGTATCTCATACTTTCTAAAAACAGTATCAACCATACCATACTGGTCTTCTGTTACATAAAACTCTGATATATGTCTTGTGCTAAATCGTAATGTCTTGTCATCCATCTCCACAAACATACAGCCAGTACCAAAGACAACCAGGTCAACATACATCTCATGAACCTCTGTTTCAAAGTTAGACATGGTAAAAGCACGCATCATTCTTTGCGAACTATCTTCTAGCCATCTCTGTACTTCTTCGTCTCTGCCTAGCTCCTCATCTTTCATTGTCAAATGAAACCAAGGTGTAGCACCTGACGTTAACATTCCATGTAGACTAGATGATAATAAATCTACTGCTTGTAAAGCTGTGCCATCAAAGATAAGTTCCATTCTCTTTTCGCCACGACTTCTCTTCTTTACTATGTCTGCTTTTCTTGGCAGCATATAGTCAGCTAACTCTTGGTAATGATTATTCCAGTTGTCTCGCTGACCTTCAACGTGTTGAAACCTAGCAACTATATCTTTGACATTCATCATAGTTCTATCCTAATAAAGTTGGTGTACCACCTGTGCCACTCATGCTGGTAGATGTTTCTCCTAGCTGCCCAGCAACAATCGTGCTACCACGACCTCTACGCTTTCTTCTTTCTTGTGCTTCAGCTTCACCAGCTAATGCAGCAGCCTTCTCATAATCAGCTTTAGCAGGTTCTTCTGGAACTGGTGGTGGTGGTGGAACATATACTTTTGGTTTAAGAAATGACATTGCTATCTCCTATGTTACGGCTCTTCCTGATTTCTTTCTTTGTATTACGCCATAGCCTTCCATAATTGTACCAGCTTGACCTGACCTTTTCCCTCTAGTAGCATACCTAGTTGTAATAGTAGGCTTCTCATCTTCAACAACTTCAGGTGTAACTTCAGGCGTAACAACTGGAGCAACTGGTGCTCGATAATCTTCTTTGTCTGTACCTGTTACAGTCTCCTTGACTTCCTTTAATATTTTTTTGCCTGGCTTTTCTATTATTTCTTCAAACGCTTCATCTGCAATATTTTTTACACCCTTGATAACTTTTTTTACTGGTCTTTCAAGTGGCTCAACAATAGCTTTATCAACAGTTTTTATTATTGTCTTTGGAACTTTTACAACTTCCTTAGCTATTGGCTTTACAACTTTCTTAACAATAACCTCTGGAGCCTTCACAACTTCCTTAACAGTTTTTTTAACTGGTTTTTCCAAAGGTTCTACAACAGCCTTTTCTATAGGCTTGACAACCTTTTTCACAACCTTTTCAACAGGTTTTACTATTTTCTTAATCGGCTTGATTATTTTTTTTGGAGCACCACCCATGTTACTTTCCTTTCAACATATGCCAACCTAACTTTCTAGTTTCAGGTCTAAACCAAAAGGCTTTCTTATAGCCACTTCGCATGAACATCCTCTTTAATTCAAGGAATCCTTTTCTTGTATAACCTTTTTTTGCAATAAAGTCTACTAGCCAAACATCATTGCCACCTCCCTTGTATCCATCAGTAGGGAAGTATGTGGTTCCAACATAGTCATAAACCTGCTCATCACTGGGAAATCCCCATGTAGCAAACATCAATGGCTCATGTAATTCGTTTCTCATAATCTTATATTGTCTTATCCCTAAAGGTTTTTCAATATAATCTTGTATCATCCCATCATCCCAATCCCTATGATGCTCACTATACCTAACCATCTCCAGTGCATCTTCATAGTCGTGACCATACATCATAGCGTAAATGGATTGTACTCATTAACAGCCACCGATTGTGGTGCTTTAGCCATTACAGTACGATTCTCCAACCCAACAGATAAGTATCTAAAAGCATCAGCAGCGTGACTCGTAAAGTCATGCCTTGGCTGGTCACGGAATAATTTTTTCTTTTCATCCCATTCCTGCCTATACTGTCGCAACATTTCCAACCCTTCAGCACATTTGTCTCTATCAAAGTAACATTTAGGTATCATCATCCTAGCAGCGTTGATTCCATCAGCAATTTTCATTCGAGGTATCACCCTAAAGCGTATGCCCAAACTAAAAGCCGTCTCTAATCTCGATTTCCCACTACCCAGTTCTCGAACTTCAATATCATGTGGAGCAAGATGATCTCCCCAGTGATAATCTTTCTTTCGCAATACTTCAGCGTAATGGTCCAAGCCAACGCCACTATTCTCATAATAGTCGATAACATTAACAGCACCCCCTCTATAGACCTGTGCAAACCAAATAGCCGTACTATCATTGATACCCAAATCCCAAGCCGTATGAACTGGCAGTGCAGGATCGTATGGAACCCTGGTAATCTTGCCATTGTCATCAGCATCAGCTAATAGTTTTCCATAATACGCACCAATAATAGCAGCCGTAAATGAACACTCATACTCTTGCTCATATTGCTCAGGTGTCATTTGCAATTTAGCAGCTTCTAGTTCGACATCTTTCACCAGCTTAGTCTCACTAGCCTTGGCAACTTTCCAGTACCACTGGTCAGATCCCTCTTCACTCTGTTCTTTAGCCGATTGTAGTATATCAAAAAAATGATTATGTCCTGCTGGTGTACCTAGAAATATGGCTGCACCCTCTCTATCGGATAGTGCCGGTCTTACAACCTCCCCCCATACCCTAGGATTCTGCATCCCATACTCATCAAAGACACACAAGTCTAAATATATACCTCTCAAAGCATCAGGGTTTTCTCCTGACAATAGCATAATCCTACCATTGTTAGGAAAGTCAGCTCTCAGTTCCGTCTCGTTAAACGTCACACCTGGTATCACCCCAGCATAATACTTCACATAATCCCAGCTTATCCTCTTAGCTTGCGTAAACGTAGGAGCAACTAACGCAACTCTTGGTCTTGGTAATGGACAAGTTAGAACGTGTTTAATCATATGATTAACAGCAAATACAGTTTTACCAAAGCGTCTGTGCATCACCAGCACATTCCACCTCTTCAGGTCTTTGTGCATCTCAGCCTGTAAGTCTCTAGGCTTGTATGGTATCTTAACTTGCATCCTCTGAACCAGTCTCCCAAACTATCTTCAATGAACCATCACTGATCTCAACGCCTGTTCTGTTCTTAGCTTCGCCAAATCTCTCTGGCAATATCTTCTGCACCTTCCATCTTACATGATGCCCATAGTCTCTCAGTAGATTAGGATCGTAACTCTTTCGAC